TTTCCAGTTTCAGCAAGTCTCTTTCCGGCCTTGCAGATAGTGGAATCAATGGATTGACCGACGCATTCTCGAACTGTGACCAGAAAGTCAACAGTGCCGTTCTCAGCCTATTAAACACTGTCAAGTCGTCCATCGTCCGGAACAGAACAGCCGCCAACCCTGCGATGGAGGAGGTTATGAGCTCTCTGGCTGATGTTGTGGATCAGAAGACAACATCCATGAACAATGCCGTTGCGGAGATGATGACCGGGTTCGGCAAAACAATTCTGGACAATGGGGAATCGGTCAGGTCTGCTATGAGCACGGTTCTCACCAACACAGCTGCGGCGATCAACAATACCAAAAGCGGTTTCACCAGGGCAGGGGAGGACGTGTCCCAGGGATTTGTCAACGGAATCAAATCCAAACTGAGCAACGCTTCTGCCGCGGGACGGAGTTTGGGCCTGGCCGCCCTGAATGCGGCGAAAAAGGCTCTGGACAGTCATTCACCCTCGCGCGAATTCATCCATCTGGGCGAGAATATTGGAGAGGGTCTGGCAATCGGCGTTGACGGCAGCATTGACTCTGCCGCTTCCGCAGCTTCCGGCATGATCGACGAGGTTATTGCCGTCAGCAAGAAAGGCATTGAGGCTTTTGAGGAGTGGGCTGAAGAGCGGAAGTATTACGGTGAACTCGGTCTGAAAGACGAGCTGGCCGGTTGGGAAAACCTCCAGAAGGAGTACAAGACTGGCAGCGAAGAGCGGAAGAAGATCGACCGGGAGGTCTACAAACTTCAAAATGAACTTGTGGCCGCCACATACCAATCTTCTATGGACTGGATCGCAGAAGAAAAATACTATCGCCGGCTCAGCCTGGAGGAAGAACTTGCCGCTTATGAGCGGGTTCAGGCCCGGTATCTGGAGGGAAGCGAGGAGCGTAAGAAGGCTGACCGTGAGGTCTACCGCCTTCGCCATGAACTGGTAGACGCCTCCTACCAGAACTCCATGAACTGGATCGAGGAAGAGAAGTACTACCATCGTATGAGTCTTGCGGACGAACTCGCGGCCTATAAACGTGTGCAGAGCCGGTATGTCAAAGGCACCGAGGAGCGCAAAAAGATGGACCGTGAGATTTACCGCCTTGAAAAAGAGATCAGCGAAGCGCAGAAGCAGTTTATCGAGGATGTTCAGCGTGTTCAGACCGAGGCCAACCGGAAACGGATGGATTTGGAGGAGGAATACGCTGACAAGGTAAAGTCCATTAACGCCAAACTCGCACAAGACATTAAGGCACTGAACGACCAGTATGAAAGCTCTTTGAAATCCCGTGCCGACAGCCTTTACCGCTCTTACGGCATCTTCGACGAAGTCAAGGAAAAGGAGGAGGTCAGCGGCGAAACTCTCATGAAAAACCTGGAGGAACAGGTCAGGGAGTTTGGCGAATGGCAGGATATTCTGGACCGGCTGTCCGCAAGAGGTCTTGATTCAGAGCTCATCCAGGAGCTTCAGCAGATGGGGCCCTCCGCTGTCTCGAAGATCAAGGCTTTGAACTCTATGAGCGATTCCGAACTGGAGAAGTATGCGGCCCTGTGGTCCATCAAGCACGCCCAGGCCCGTGAGCAGGCCATAGGTGAACTGGTGGGGCTTCGTGTTGAGACTCAAAATAACATTGCCCAGCTCAGGGCCGATGCCAGCCGGGAACTGGATGCGTACCGTGCCGTCTGGCAGGAGAAGATGAATCAGGTTACCACCGACGCCGATGTGGAGCTGGAGCAGATTCGGAAGAACTTCGGCGAAAAGGTGGGCCTTATCCGGACCAATACTGAGGAAGATTTTAAGGAGATGTCTGAAACCGCCCAGAAGATTCTCCGTGAGGCGGGATGGGACGAAACCGGACAGCAGATTGTTGCAGGGCTTACAGAAGGAGTCCAGTCACAGCGGTCGAGCTTTATCGATGAATTGACAAAAATGGCATCTGCCGGAGTGGAGGCCGTCAAGTCGGCCTTGGAAATCAGCTCGCCTTCCCGGGTGTTCCAGAAATTAGGCAGCTATACGGGGCTTGGCTTCGTGAACGGTTTGGAGAGTTATGTCGGGAAGTCCTACGACGCGGGTTCGGATGTGGCAAAGTCCGCCAAGAGCGGTTTGTCCAACGTCATCCAAGCCGTTGCTGATATGATTGCCGGCGGTGTGGATTGGGAGCCGACGATTCGGCCTGTACTGGACCTGACAAATGTATCAAAGGGCGCTGACGAGCTCAGCGGCATGTTCTACTCTCAAAGGGCACTGCGTCTTGCAGGTCAGGCGAGCCTGGCATTCGGTTCCTCCGGCGGCACTGGGCAGACGTCCGTCATAGTAAACAACGGCGACGTGGTGAAGGAGCTTCGTTCCCTTCGCGCCGACATGGCCGAGATGTCAGAGCGGATGAAGCGGATGCAGGTGGTGCTCGATACAGGTACGCTGGTCGGGGAACTGGTCGAACCAATCGATTCCGCCCTCGGACGAAAAATGACATATAAGGGAAGGGGGATCTAGCGTGTACCATTCTATCACATTCGGCGATAAAAACACATGGGATGACTGGCAGCTGGTCCCGGCTTCCCGTCCGGTTTTCAACCCGCCTGCGCAGAAAGTAAAAATACTTGACATCCCCGGCGGGGACGGAGTGATTGACCTGTCGCAGGCGCTCACCGGCTATCCGGTGTACCAGAACCGGACCGGTTCGATTGAGTTTATCGTCATGAACGATTTCAAACCCTGGCACACGGCCTATTCCGACATTATGGACTATCTGCATGGGCAGCAGATGCGGGCTATTCTGGAAGACGACCCGGAGTATTTCTACGAGGGACGGTTCACGGTCAACGCATGGAAGTCGGAAAAGGACTGGTCCCGTATCGTGTTCGACTATGATGTCGGCCCATACAAGTGGTCTGTGCTGTCCTCCATTGACGAGTGGCTCTGGGACCCGTTCAACTTTCAAAATGGCATCATCCGTTCTGCAATTTTCAAGAACATTCCAGTCAGCACTACTAAGCTGACCCGCCGCTTGGATGCGGTTTTGTTTGGACGCGCCCCTGTATGCCCCCGCCTTACCGTGACGACCACAGCGAAAAGGGGAGTCCATATCCGGTTCGTCAATCCTCATCTGGGGATCGACACCACAAAGCTGCTCCAAGACGGAACGGTCCAGGTTCCGGAGTTCATATTCTTCGGCGACCAGGGCGCTGTGATTGACCTGTGGTGCGATTCCGGTACGGGGACCGTGTCCATCGATTTCAGGCAGGGGAGGTTATGACCAATGTATTCGATTTATGCGGACGGTATCTGCATTTACAACGATATCTTTGCAGCGGAAGGCATGAGGGTCGTGTCTCCCAAGCTGATATTTGAAGATAGCGCGGCCGGTTCCCTGTCCTTCACTCTCCCGCCGGAAAACTTCGGCTGCAGCACGATCGAACCCCTGAAAACCGATATTTCCGTTCAGAAGGATGGAGAGGAGATCTGGGCCGGGCGCGTGCTCCAGGAGGATAAGGATTTCTGGAATAACCGGGTTCTCTATTGCGAAGGGGAGCTGGCGTTTTTCAACGACAGCACCCAGCCTCCGACGGAGTACACCGGTCTTTCGATCCGGGCGTATCTGGAAAGGCTCATTGCCGTCCACAATTCCAAGGTTCCGGCTAACCGCCAGTTTGCCATTGGAGCCGTGACAGTGGTGGACGAGGAGTACCCTACCTACTATACAAATTACGAGAAGACCATCGCACTGCTCAACGCTCTGGTGGAGGAGTACGGAGGTCATCTTCGGGTCCGAAAGGCGAATGGGGTCAGGTATCTGGACTACCTGGAAGACTATCCCGACACTTGCAGTCAGGTCATCCAGTTCGGCTCCAACCTGATCGAGTTTACGAGGAAGTGGAATTCAACGGAGTTTGCAACCGTGATCGTCCCTCTGGGGAGCCGCCTGGAGGACAGTCCAATCGAAGCACTGGACGCCTATCTGACGGTGGAGAGCGCGAATCAGGGCAGCATGTATGTCCAGTCTGATGAGGCCGTAGCTGCATACGGCTGGATCGAGAAGACAGTTACCTGGGACGATGTGACAGATCCGGCGGTCCTGCTGGAAAAGGCGAAAGCCTATCTGACGGACCTCCAGTTCGATGACATGGAGCTGGAACTGAGTGCTCTGGACCTGCATTATCTGGACGTCAACTATGAGGCGGTCAAGCTGTTGGACGAGATTCGGGTCATTTCCCGTCCTCACGGGCTGGACCGCCTTTTTCCAGTGACCAAACTGGAGATCCCGTTGGACAGTCCGGAGCAAACCCAATTCAAAATGGGGGATACGGTGAGAACCAGCCTGACCGGCGTGAACAACCAGACCAGCGCCGCCATTATCAAGAAGATTGAGGGGCTCCCGAAGGCGCACACTCTGCTCAAGGAAGCCAAGGAGAACGCCACTCAGATCATGCATATGGCAACCACGGGCTACATCACTATTACAAAAGACCAGTACGGCTCTGACACGCTCTACATTTCCAACGTTCGGGACTACACCAAGGCCGACAAGCTCTGGAAATGGAACATGAACGGTCTCGGATATTCCAAGGACGGAGGGAAGACGTTCGGACTGGCGATTACCATGGATGGGTCTATTGTAGCGGATTATATCACTTCCGGTGTGATGAATGCTGATCTGATCCGGGCTGGAAAAATCCAGGATGTCAAGATGATGAATTACTGGGATCTCAGCACCGGGGAGTTCCGGCTTTCGGCCTCAGCAAAGGTTGGTGATTCGACTGTCGCAAGTGTCGGAGACGTTAGCAATCTGGATGAGTCCTTCACTCAGCAAAAGGTATTTAACCGGCTGACCGACAATGGCCGGGCACAGGGAATCTATCTGGAAAACAAAAAGCTCTACATCAATGCTGAGTATATCGCCACGGGCGTATTGCAGGACAGAAACTCGAATGTGATGTTTGACCTGAACAACGGTAAGCTGACCATGAATA